CAAGCCCTTGGTGTACTGGTTGCTGACTTGCGTTTGTGGATTAAACAAACCCTTCAAGCTGTCCACGATGGTGGCGCTGGTGAAAGGTTCGATGATGCACGAACGGCGGCCATCGCGGGGTGCGCCTTCGCTGTCCAGGTAAGCCTGGGCAGTCAGGTACGTGATAAGGCCGGTGGGTGGCGTACCAGCAGTACCAACGATGTTGGCGGTGCTGTTCTTGGCCATGGTCAAACCGTCAAAGTCGATCTTGTTGGCGATGGCGGCGATGGCGGGCTTCAACACGCGGTCGCTGAACATATCCAAAGACAAGGCCAAATCCTGGGTCGTGAATTGGGTATCGACGTGGAATTGGGTGGACAAAGTGACGGGAACGCTGGTTTCGTTGAAGTCTTCAACGTTCAGCGCGGGGCCGGTAGTGCCGATGAAACGACCAGGGCGACGGACGTTCAATGTGTTACCGATTTTGGCGCCGGTAACAGCAAACTGATCGTCATACTCGCGGTTGACTTCACTGGTAAAAGTCAATTCGTTTTCCAAGACCATCAACGCTTCGTTGGTGATCTTGCTAATGGTAAGCAAATTGTTGGACATGATTATTTCCTCAAAAATGGGTTAAATGTCAGCGGATTCTACGTGCTGCGCGGGCTGCTTTCCACTGCTGATATGAACCATGGAAATTGCCATCGGCATCCAGGCCCGCATCAACGGTATTCAAGGCTCCACGCAACGGCGAAATCGGCGCTGGCGCTTTTGACTTTCCAACAACAGGCTTCACGTCTGGAACGGTCGCTTTTGCGTCCCTCTCATAACGGGCCTCAATCTTTCCAATCTCACGGACGGCTGACACAAGTGACATTCCGGCCAGCTTTTGTGCAATCTCGGTGTTTTCAGCCAAGTAGTACAAAATCTGCGGGCCATGCTCTGATTCGATGATCGCATCGCGCACTGGATCGCTGACGCGAACCTCGCTGCTTTGCACCATGTCGTCAAAGTCGGGTAAGTTCGATTTCGCCGCGTTCACTCGGTCTGCCCAGGCTTTGAATTTCACTTCCTGTTCAGCCGCTGCCTTGCGGTTCAACTCTTGCTGATCCCGTTCTGCCATCTTTTTATCAGCGGTATATTCGGCCAACGCTTTCGCGTATTCGTACATATCGCTGAATTGGTCGGGTGTTGGTTCCTCGCCAATGTCATCCTGTGGGGCTTGCGCCTGTGGGGTAACCTTGCCTTCCAGTTCCTTCACCCTGGTTTCCAAACGTTCACGCTGTTCGCGCTCTAAGCGGGCTTCCTCGCGGGCCGCTTCGCGCTGCTTCGTAATCTCTGAAAACCGCCGTTCCAACTTGGGGTTGGGCTTGCGTTCCTTCTGATCGTCTGCTGTTGTCGCGTCATTCCCGTCCCGATCTTGTTCACTCTGATCGTCCGCATCCGGCTCGGCATTCGCGTCTTCGCGGGCCGCCACGGGGGCTGCGGGTTCTGAATCAACTAAACCAAGTTTTTGGGCTGTGAATTCCGCTAAATTTTCGCTTGTCACGATGTTACTCGCCAGGCGTTCTTGCACTTCCGACATAGGTAATCCTACGAATTAACCCAATGAAAACCCATTGGTAGGTTTTGGATTGATTTTCAATCCGAATTCTTGCATTGTCAATCACATCATGCCAGGCTGCATTCCTGGCTGCTGCGGCGGCTGCATTGGCGGCTGCTGCTGCGGCATTTCAGGCTGCATTTGTGGCTGCATGGGCTGGGCCAGCAATTCCTGGCCAGCCTGTAAAAACGGGTTTTGCGTCTGGTTGACTTCCATTTCGGCAAACATCGACGCTTGCTGCTGCTCCTGGTCGCGTCGCTGCATTTCCGCGGCCAACGCTTCGGGCGTGATGCCAGCCAACACCAGGCGCGTCATGGCGTCCAGTTCCATTTTGTTTTGGTCGGTCACGGCCTTGACGTTGGCTTGGTTGACGCGGGCCTCGTTGATCGTGTCGGTGTTGTAAGCGCGTGAAATCACGTCCATCAGCTTGCGGCGGTTGTTACCGTCTTCCTTGATCTGCGCGACCTGGCCACGGTTGTTGATTTCCAACTGCATCGCGATCATTTGCTGTTCCATGTCCGCAATCTGCTTTTGCTGTTGCAGCATCTTCATTTGCGCTTGCGGCGGGATTTCCGACTTTTCGTCAATCTGCGACAGCGGGTTCATGGCAGCCAGGCGGTCGGCAATGATGTCCGCGCCAGGGAAATCCATGTTGCGGAACAACAAATCGCCCGCGGCCTGGAACACTTGCGGGTCGGCCATCAACGGCATCATGGTTTCGACGGCTTGCTGGCGCTTGCTGTTGTAGCCTGGGCCGGTGTCCATCACCACGTCATACAAACCCACTGTGACGTCGTTCATCACTTCGCCGGTGGCCTGGCGTTCGTTCAGGGTCACCAGGTCGGGCTTGCCGTCGGCGCCGATGATACGCAACACGCGCTGGGTGTCGTACACCTTCGGGATCAAGTCCAGGATAACTTTGCCCGTGTGCTTGATGCTGCGGGTCATGTTGTCGTAGAAGTGGAAGTTCGACAGGTCAACCTGTTGCTGCTGGCCTTGCAACGCCTTGCCGGAAATGTTGCCTGGCAGTTCCTGGGATGGGTCAAAGATGCCCAGCACGGTTTTCAGGTCGTCAGCAATGGCAGCCGCGGCCACCATGATGCCGTCCGGTGGTGGCTCTGGCTGGATGCGTGTCGGCACGGGCGCGGGGACGCCCTCAATGTCTTTTTGCTTGTAACGCAAAACAGGCGTTGACTTGATGTTGGCCATTGCCCATTCGGATTCGTGCCCTTCGTCTTGACCTTCGGCCAGCAGCCACTTGGGCTTGGGCGCCAGGGCAATGCTCTCGGTCATGCTGGTGCGCCAGAAGTTGTACATCCGCTGTGGGTCTTTGGCGAACCGCACCAGGCCGTACTTTTTGCGTTTGCCCTCAATAATCATTTGGGCGCCGTAGCACGGGATGATTGGAATGTACTTGCCCGCCCAATCCTTTTCTTCCAGGATTTCCATGGCGGTCAGCTTGCACCACTTGACCTTTTTGCGGTACGACGGGCGCTTGTCCATGATGGTGATCTTTGACGCGTCCAGCAACTCAGGGCTGGGCAATTCGTCTTCATACACCTTTGTGCCGTCCGACAGCATCACCAGGGTGGCGCGTTCGCGCTCCACGTACCAGTATTCAGCGACGCGCACATCCTCACGGGTGACCCACTCCGCGGTGTCGTCGCCGGTGGCCCTTGGTAGAAACCCTGAACCATCGTCGGCGCCTGGATATTGTTCGCGGAATGCCCGCTTGGACATCACGCTGGTGACCAGGCATTTTTCGGCGTCCGAACCGTCAGGCGACACGCTGTTGGGGTCGAAATACACACTGAACGGATCGTCAATCGGGTCAATGTAGATTTCCTGGTCGAAACTGTCTTCCGACACGTAATTGGTGTTGACGCGCCAGTAACCCCAGCCCATGCGGACAGCGTATTCAAACGCGGTGTCGTAGGCGGTATCGGCGTTGGAATTGATTTCAATGTGGCGGGTGATGCCCTCGACCACCTGGGCAATTTTTAGGTCGCCTTCATTGTTGACGGGGTGAACCTTGATGCGGGGGCGCTGCTGGCGCTGCTGGTTGGTGACCTGGCGCACATAGGCGTCGATCTTGTTGATGGTCAGACAGGGGCGCGATTCCAGGTTGCGGCTGTTCTGAATCTCCACTGGCCACTGGTCGCCACCGGCAAACTTCAGGTCGCCCAATGCTTCAGCGCGGTTTTGCGAATCAGCTTCCGCAACCAATCGCAAAAACTTAATCGCATCACCGATGCGGCCATCCATGTCAGTGTCTTGCCATGCCATAAATATCCCCTTTGTCCAGGATTATCCCATCCATCCCCCGCCCATCGCAACCGGTTTGGGCTTGCGGATTTTGGCGGGTTCTTTAATCATTAACCCGATATACCGGAATGCGTCGGCGCCGTGCGAATATTGGTCATGCAACGGGCTGCGACTGAATTGGCCCGTGTCGGGGTCAACCTCATAACGGTAATGTCGCAAACAGTTTAATCCGTCCGCGCAATTTTCGCGATCAAAATAGCAGTTGGAAAATATTGTGCGGGCCGCGTTGATCGAATCAGCGACCGGCACTCGCTCCAATATCCGCGTCTTGTATCCAGCCCCGCGCACGATGTCTTCAATGCTGCGACCGGCTGCGGCCAGCGTCTTGTTTTGGGCATCGTGCGGCAGCCAAATGGTGTCGTACACATACCCAAATGTTTGCAGTTGCGCCAGGTAGCTGGTCATCGTGCGCTGCGTGTCTTCAAAGTAACGGATCAGGCGCGTTTCCATGCCCACAAACTGCACAAACCACCAGGCGGTGGCGTCGGCCCAGCCCAGGTCGCAAACAGCGTGGACGGGCTTTGTCGGGTCATACGGCACTCTGGTCAGGCGTTCGTCCCGTTCAGCCTGGACAAGTTCCTTGGCAAAGATGGCGCCATCGACTGTTTGGCGGCACATCCCTTCCCATACCTGGTTGTAGGCTTCGGGGTCGCGCAACTTCAGCGCGTCCTTTTCCAGCGCCAGCGTTTCGGGGAACCAGGGGTTGTCGTTCCAGTTGATCTTGATGCTTATGCAATCCCGCGGGGGCTTGACCACAAACCGCTGGTACGTTTCATCGGTTTCCAGTTCGGGGTTGAACGAAACCCATATCTCGCTGCCCTGTTTGCGGATGGTCGGAATCAAGATGTTCCAGGACAAGCGGCTGACGGTCTGCGCTTCCTCCACCCAGCACACGTCCACGCCTTCAAACGACTTGATGTTGGTCGGGTTGTTTTTCAGGCCAATGAACGCGAATTCCGTGCCGTTGGCCCCGCGGATGGTGGCCTGGGTGATGTCGTAGAACCCCAGCAGCCCCAACGCTTCGATCTGGTCGCACAGTAGCTTGTGGACGGAATCCTTGATGCTGGTCTGGTACTCACGGGCGCACAACACACGGATGGGCTTTTTGACGCCCTTAATCAGCAGCGCCCTGGCAATGCCCCACGACTTGGCGCCGCCTCGCCCGCCGTACAGCACTTTGTATCGGCTGGATCGGAATAACCCTTGCAGCTTAACCGGAAACTGCGCGTTGGCAGCCGCCTGGTCAGCTTGCTGGGTGGCTGTCAAGGTTTGCGATTGATCCATCGGGGTTCATAAATTGCACGGAAATGACTGACGGCCCCAACGGGGCGCCATCCTTGCCGGTGATTTCCTGTTCGATCTTGTCACGCCAGCCCAGCACGTTCTTGGCCGTAAAGATGGCAAACGTGCTGTTGTAGGCGCCTTGCATCGTGCCTTCCACCAGGTTGGCTTGCTGCAAATCCTTCGCCTTTTTATAGGCATAAGAAAACGGAGGGTTGCGTAATGTCCCGTCCAGGTTCTTTGCGGTCGCCCAATCGTGCAGCGTCTCAGTAGTAACCCCTATATTTGTGGCGAACCTGGCCAGGGTTGGAAACTTGCCTGGCAACACCTGGATGGTTTCGTTGCCTGACTTGTCCATTACGGTCACTTCCCTGGTGGGGGATTGGCTGAAAAACTCCAGCAACATATCCACGAATTCTTCGCGGTACTTTGTGGGCCTTCCGGTCGTCTTTGGCTCCACGCTGGCGGGCGTGTCTTTGGGGGTGTGACGCCGCCCCCGCTTTTTGACGGGTGCGTCGGTCATCATTTTTTACCCTTCGGCTTGGCGGCTTCCCGCTTTACAGAATAGGCAATAGCCACCGCTTGCTTGGGTGGCTTACCGGCTTTGATCTCGGCCTGGACGTTCTTTTCAAACGCTTTCTTGCTGGGTGATTTGGTCAGCGGCATTTTCTGTTCCTTCCTTGGATTTGTCCTGGCTCAATTGGGCAAGGACATTGTTGTATTCCTGGATGGCTCCGCTGATCTGCAACAAGATGGCTTCGTGTTGCTTCGCCAGTTCTCGCAATTCAGCCAGGCGTTTAGCAATTTGTTCCGGTGTCATTTTTTCGCTGTCTTGGCGCTTTGTTTAAAGGCTTTGGCCGTGGGGGCGCCTTTGTCCCCAGGGCTTCGCATACGTTCAGGCGTCTTGCCCGCTGCTTTTTGGCTTTCGATCCGGTCACGCTTTGCAGCGATGTTGGCGTAAAGCCCAGGCTTGGCGGCCATGATTAAGCGGCGGCGATGGCTGCCAGCGTATCCACGCGGCGCCAGGTCGAACCGTTGCTGAATGCCATCACGGGGCTGCCAGCAGCGCCGTTGGACACGTAAATCATTTGGCCAGCGGGTGATGCTGACGGCACGGTGGCCACGGTGTAAGCCTGGAATTCGACCAGGACAACTGCGGGATCAGCGTATGCGACGCCAACGGCTTGGTTATTGGACATGACAGTTCCTTTCAGGGGTTAAAAATTGTCGGTTTGATTTTTGCACTTAATCTTCGACCACGCAAGCGATGTCGGCTTCCTGGATGATCTGGTAATCCTGGCCTTCAAAACGTTGTACGGGCCAATCCAGGTATGTCCCGTTGCCGTATTTGATTTTGTCGCCCACCTTAATTTCATGCACTTGGGGGCCGATGGCCACAATTTCGCCTTCGTTGAATTTTTCGGTGTTCTTGACGTAAATGATGTCTGACAGGTTTCTGACAAACGGCTTTACAACAACACGGTCATGCAGCGGGCGCATTTGCATTTTTTGGCTTCCTTCCAGGTTTCTTACGTTCGACCGGCACTTCGGCCATCTTGGTTTCGTCGGTGGTGATGTCGTACACGGGCAAAGAAACCATCTTGATGGTCTGCTCGACGTGTTCGCCGCACCAATCCATTTCGTGTTTGTTTTGGGTCGTGGGGTAGCGACGGCAGCCGCCAATCACCTGGCCAGCGACAAAGAAACGACAGGTTTTG